GCCCCATTCCTTAACGGGTTGTGAGAAAGCTTTATAGCCCGTCGTTCTCACGCAACGGAGTGCTCAATTGCACCATGTTTTATGCTCGTTTAAATTTTCGTCCAAGCGCGACTGGATGCTGTTCTTGTGGGAAACACCCACCCCTCGTTTACTGTTGGGGGACAGGAGCAGTTTAACGACTTACTCAGGTCGCACAGAGAATCTTACATATTTATTACACTAATTACAAAACAATACAATGTGATTTCATGGGTTTACTCCTGACCAAAGTACGATTTGTAACCATACAACATAGCAAAGCGAAGAGATTCATAGTCCGGCATGGCCGGCACCCTAACATGATTGCTCACTAGGGCGTCTACAAGTTTCGCTTTGTTTACATAATAAAAACTCTTTTCGTGCATCGACATTTCTCGAAGCACACATTCAATGATAAGGGGTAAAACTACATCATGAGGCATAGAGGTTCTGTACCAATTGGGAATGTCCAAAACAGTTCGTGACTGTAGTGGACCGACCCATCTCGCAACATCTTGGGAATACACGAAATGCCTTTTGAGCAATGTGACTTCCTTCAACGTTCGCGTCAATGGTACAGCTTCCTGGTCAGATGATTTCTGCTCATCAGTATACGTCATGCCAATACTTGCTGCAGCGGCTGTGATCGTGTGTTGATTAAAATAGGGCTTGATTTTTTGAGTCAATCCCACATTGTTATCATCACCATAGATCACGGGAGAAACATTTCTTTCGAAATCTCCCATATTCGCAAGCTGCTTGGGTACGGCACGCATATAAAAAATGCGCATCAACATCTGTCCGATAATGGTGTTGACAGTGGCTGTCAAATAGACACCCGAAGGCATCGAATGAGTCCACATGTAAACATCACTACCAATCACATGTATGGAGTTTGCAATGTCCATCATCAGTACGATTCTGATCTTGTTTCCAAGATCGTCCTCACCGTACCAACGATTGATGACATCGCATGCTGCATACAAC